GGTAAAAAATTGATTAGTACAAAACCTGGAGCACGTATTTGTAATATTTTGCCTCGAGGTTTTGGAAAATCAGTATTAATGAAAGCTGCTATTATGCATAAGCTTTGTTTTACACCTAAAGACCAAGCACAGTTCATGGCTTGGGTAGCTGAAGAACAAGGTCAATCTATCGACCATTTAAAATATATTCGTTCACATTTAGAAAATAATGATGCTATTAAATACTATTTTGGAAATCTATGTGGTGGAGATACAGGTAAAAGATGGACAGAAAAAGACTTAGTTACAAATAAAGGACATCGTATTATTGCTAAAGGTACATCTCAACGATTACGTGGTCGTGCTGAAGTAGATGTAAGATACACAGGAATTATACTTGATGACTTTGAATCAGAGCTAAACACTAAAACTGCTATACGTAGAGATGAAATTAAACAATGGATTGTATCTACTGTATATCCAGCTTTAGAAGAAAGTCCAGGTCAAGAAGGTTGGATATGGTTATCAGGTACTATTGTACATTATGATGCTTTCTTACAAAATGTATGCGATGGATATGCTGATGCACAAAAACAAAAAAAAGACTATCCTTGGAATGTAACATTTATTAGAGCTATTGAAGATGGTAAAGCAGTATGGAACGAACAGTTTCCATTAAAAAAATTAGAACAAAAAAAACAAGAATTTATAGAAGCAGGTAAAATAGACAAATTTGCTCAAGAATATATGAATGATGCTAGAGATGTTGCTTCTGCTACATTCCAAATGGATAGATTAAAATATCATAACTATGATTTTTTTAGTGACGGAAAGTTTAGTTATTTAAAAAATAACGAAGAAATGATACCTATATACGTATATATGGGAGTTGACTTAGCTCATACAGCTACAAACAAGTCAGACTATCAAGTTATTATGATTATGGGTATAGATGCAAATAAAAATAGATATGTTATTGATTATTACCATGAAAAAATACCTGCATTTGATGTACCTAAAGAAATACTAAGAATGGCTAAAGAATATTCTCCTATAAGAAGATGTGCTGTAGAAACAGTAGGTGCTCAAGAAATGGTAAGAGATATGGTAGAAAGAATGGCAAGAAAAGAAAAAAGATTACTTCCAGGTATTAATAAAGGAGTAAGACCTCCACATGGTATTAAAAAAGAAGATAGATTAGAAATGTCTCTTGGTAGCATAGTAAACAGTAGAAAGCTTTATATGAAAAAAGAACATACTGAACTTATAGATGAGTTGTTTCAATTTCCTAAAGGAAGACACGACGACTTACTAGATGGACTATACTATTCTGACTTTTTTGCTAAACCACCAAGAAGTAAAGCAATACAAAACGAAGACTATCAAAGTCCAGATGACTTCGTACATGAAACACGAACTAAAATTAATTGGATGACAGGATTAAAAATATGAGATTTCGCATGATGACAGGTAGTAAATTCTTTAGGGAAATGGCATCTGACTATACTTTAACTGAATTTATAGATTACCTTAAAAAGGTAGAAGGATATAAAAACAAAGTTAAAGGTATATTTTATCCATACGATTCACCAGAAGGTGGATTAAAAACTATAGGTTATGGATATAAAATAAGAACTGACAAAGAGCAGTTATTGTTAGAAGCAAAAGGCATTTCTGAAAAAGAAATGGAAGTAAAGCTAAAACATGAAGCTGAGCTGTCTTTAATAAAAGCTAAAAACTATGTTAATGCTAACAATGTAGATTGGAAAAGTGTTGACGAAAGATTAAAGTATGCTTTAGCAGACTATTGTTTTAATGTTGGTAATCTAAGAGGATTTCCAACTACTTCTAAATGTTTAATGTTTAATGATGTAAAAGGTGCAGTAGAGGAAGACCCTACTAGACCTGGATACAAACATTATGAAAGAACATTTAAAGATGCAAAAGGTAATAGAAGACGTTTAGCAAGAAATAAAGAATTTTATAAAGAATTTTTTGAACCGTATATAGGATAGTTATGGCAATACAAGAAGACCAAAAAGCAAAAGATAATAGAGAACTATTTCGTAGATACGCAGATGCAAGAAAAGATTGGGATATAGAAGCTAGAGATGCCATAGACTTTACTCTAGGAAATCACTATACCACACAAGAATCAGATGCTTTACAATCTATTGGTCAAGCAGACTTTACTATTGATAGAATATATGCAGCAATAGATAAGTTAAAATCATTAATGACATCTAGACCAGTAAAGTTTGGTATTACTGCTAGAGAAGATTCCGATGTACAAGTAGCACAAGTTTGGAAAACATTATTAGAGTATATCTATGATATTTCCGATGGTGCTCATCATTTTAAACAGGCTGTACATGATTATGCTACAACAGGTATGGGTTATTTCTATGGATATGTAGAACCTGAAGCAGACTATGGAAGAGGCGAAGTTATGTTTACTCACATTAATCCATTTCGTGTGTATGTAGACCCTGCCTCTAAAGATAGGTATTTTAAAGATGCAGCCAACGTATTGCTTTCTACCATTCTTACTAAAGACCAATTATTAAGTTTATATCCTGATGTAGAAGAATTTTTACCAGATATAGATACATATAATATGTCTGATATGTACGGTGACTACCCTAACTCTCAAAATAAAAATTCACAACAAGTATTTACTCCAGCAGAAGTAGATAACAAAGATTATGAATCTGCAGTTGGAGAAAGATATCGTCTTATAGAAAGATTTAGTAAAGTAAAAGTTCCATTTTACAGAGTAGCTGATAATAAAAACGGAACTGAAACTATTATGAGTGCTTCAGTATTTGAAGCTTTTGCAGAGCAAAATGAAAGATTATTTGACAATGAATTATATGAATTTGTAGAAGTACAGCAAACAAGAATTAAAGTTACAACATCTTTAGGTCAAGTATTACTATATGAAGAAGTACTTGATACAGATATTTATCCTATTGTTCCTATTCCTAATATATGGACCAATACACCATATCCTAAGTCAGATGTAAATAAAGTTAAAGATATGCAAAGATTATTGAATAAACTATTTTCTCTTGCACTATCTCATGCTCAGACATCAGCAGGATTAAAATTACTAGTACCACAAGGTAGTGTAGAAAGTATTAGTCAATTAGAAAAAGATTGGGCTAATCCTAATGCAGTAATTGAATATGACCCTAGTTATGGAGAACCACATTTCCCTTCTCCACAACCATTGTCAGGAGAGTTTTATCAGTTAATTAATCAGTGTGAAAAATACATTGATTTAAACTTTGGTATACCAGAATTACTACAAGGATTTAAAGAAGGTGCTCCAAATAGTGTTAGAGGTACAATGTTATTAGCACAAATGGGAGAAGGTAGAGGAGCAAGTAAGCTAAGAGATATTGAAATGGCTTTACAACAATTAGGAAAAGTTTTATACCAACTAGGTAAAGGACATTATACTTATGAAAAGAAATTTAGTATAGTTCAACCAAACAATGATATTACAGAGTTTGCTATTAATACTAGATTATATGATGATAAGTCTGGTGCTATTACAGCAATAGAAAATGATATTAGCCTTGGTCAATACGATGTTAGAATTATATCTGGTTCAACAATGCCTTCTAATAAACATGCAGAATATCAAATGTATTTAGAAGCATATCAATTAGGATTAATTGATAAAGTAGAAGCATTAAAGAAAACAGAGATATACGACAAACAAGGTGTATTAGAAAGAACTAGTGAAGTATCAAGATTACAAGGACTTGTAGGTCAACTACAAGACCAAATAAAGATTCTTAGTGGCGATTTACAAACTGCTCAAAGAGAATCAGTGAGTGACAAAAAACGAGTAGAAGTACAGAAATTTAAATCTGAACTTAATAAAGTTATGACAGGAGCTGGTGCTCAACAGAAAATCCAAGTTGAGAAAAATAAGCTACAACAACAACAACAGGTGCAGGCTGGTATGGATTCATTATTGTCAGGAGATGGTAGTGAATAAATTAGCACATCTAAAAGGAGAAAATAGCTATGAGTGAAGTACAACAACAAGAAAATGTACAACCTTTAGAAGGTTCAGAAACTTCTGAAAATAATGTTATAAATGAGTCTGATTATCAAGAAGATTTGAGTTCCGACGATGCTAATGATGCACGTAAATTCCAGTCTATGTATGATAAAGCACAGGCTGAAGTCGAGAAACTACAACCAGTAGCTAAGCTATTTCAGGATAATCCTGACCTGGTAGACGTAGTAAGAGACCATTTATCAGGGGGTAACGGACAAGAAAAAGAACAGATAAAGTTAACCGAAGAGGAATTTAATCCATGGGATGCGTATACAAATCCTAATTCTGCTTCTTTTAGACTTAGACAAAATGAAATTGAAACAGCTGTTTCTGCTAGAATGAAAGATTATACATCTAGATTAGAGCAACAACGTGCTGTTGATAATTTACAATATAGAGCTCAAAGTCCTT